GGAAAAGAGTAAAGGTAGAAAATGGTCAGAAGAGACAAAACAAATTAAAAGAGATTGGGCAACTGGGAGAAAGCATACTACTGAGACAAAACAGCATATTAGGGAAATTAGGATGGGTGAAGGAAACGGCTTTCTTGGGAGAACACATACAGTAGAGGCTAGGAACAAGATAAGACAGGCTCAAAAGGGTGGGAATAACGTAAATGCAGTTAAAGTAGTCCATTTAGAGTCTGGACTGTGGTTCGAGACTAAATCAGAGGCCAGAAAATATTTTAAAGTGTCTCAGTATGTCTTAGACAAGCAAATAAAACAAGGTATTTTTAAAGAACAGAGATGAGCAAGATTATAGCAGTCGTAACCAGTTTCGCTGAGTCACATTTGTTGAGGTGTATTATCCCAAACATCGTAAATACTTTAAACCCTGATAAAATTATAATCTCGGAAGGTAGGATGAAACATGGCCCAGAGAACAAGGGTTTCTATGATGAAAGTGTTTTTAATGCGAGGTGGACTTATAAGGGAGAAGGGGCTGTTGGCTTTGATTGGGAAGAAACTAAATTACTAGAGCAGGAATACCCAAATTTGGTTGAGGTGAGAGCAATGGACTACGACCCTAGATGGTCTGCTACTGAGTGTTATGTGCAGTCAATTACTTACCCTAGTTTTGAAATAGGCGACACAGTGTATTGCTTTGAAAGTGATTCGTTCCTTTACGAGGACGATAAAATTATTGTTGAACAGGAAGTATCTCGATTAAAGATAGGAGAAGGTTTAGCAGTGAAGTATGTGGATTTTTTAGAGACACAATATTATACAGAGTGTGTAAACCTTGGTAATCCTAAATACAGAAGGCTCTGTTACAAATTTGACAACTTAGAAAACTACCAAAAGAAAATGGGCGGTGGTTATGTAACACAGAACTATCATCTACTGAAAAAAACAGACGAGTTTTTTGTTAGACACTACTGTTGGTGGAGACCAGAAGAATATAAGCAACTTAGATACGACCTTATTTACAGGAAAGACCCACAGTATTGGAAGGATTTTGAGAATGGGTTGCAAAAGGTTAGAAAGAACAGTACCACAATAGCACTGATGGAAAAGAAAAACATTGAAATAGGCGGCTATTGTAGAGACAGCGTATTGTTTAATAAAGTGTTGCTGAGACCATCAAGATCAGACGAAGCAAGGTGGGCGCAGTTCATAGACGTTGAACACCCGGAAGCGATAAAATCACACCCAAACTTTGTGAGGTAGAAATTGGAAATAAAGAACAAACCATACGACTATTACGATACCCAAGACGGGAGATCGGGAGTTGATTTAAACTCAAACACCTTGTTTAAGGACTTGAGGGCGGCTAATATTGTCATAAAGTCTGATTGGAATGCACTTGACGTTGGTTGCAGGAATTGCGTAACTTTGAAGGAGTTGTGGAAAAACTATACCAAGAAAGTTTACGGAATTGACATTGGGACTACTGCAAGTAATGGGTGGACAAAAATTCCTTTCAGAGATAATCTGGTATGTGAAGATGTCCATGTGTGGGAGTTTCCAGAGGAGTTTTTCGATTTAGTGACTATTAGCCATACACTAGAGCATCTGTATGATCCTGACTTGGTGGTAGATAAGATTAGAAGGTCTCTAAAGCCAGACGGCATACTACACTGTATAGTGCCTCTCGACAGGGAGAGTAGTTTTAAAGACTACAAACCCCACTTAGTAAGGTTTTCTTCGCACGAGGAGCATGTAGAGTATCTTGTAAGCAAGGGTTTTGTGAAAATATTCGACAGGACATCTCACGGTAACTCAGTAGTTATCTTACAAAAGATAATGAGTTGTTAATTGTCTTGGAGATTTGAAAATAAGAATATACCTTTGCGGGGTCAAATAACAAAAGTGACGCATTAAAATGAAGTACATGTTTTACCTTTTCCTGTTTATCTTCTTTATGGGAGTCGCAGGAAATTGTCCCTTTCCGTACTGGAAAATTGCTGCTATCGCAGCAGCGTGGACAGTAGGAATTTCCATACTGGCTGTACTTTTAAGAAAATTTAAAATCATATAAAGTGGGAGTCTTTCTTTGAAAGAAAAATTGCACAACATTTTTTACAAAATTACCAATACTGTAAATGGGAAATACTATTATGGTATTCATTCTACTAATAACCTCGATGATGGTTATATGGGTTCTGGGAAAGCGTTGCTAAGAGCAGTAGATAAACACGGTAAAGAGTGTTTTGTTAGAGAGATTTTCGCTGATTACTCAACTCGGAAGGAAGCCTCTGACCATGAAAAGAAAGTGGTTACTTTCGAGTTGATTAAATTTAAAGAGTGCTACAATTGCAGGACTGGGGGAGATAATGAATTTACTCATTCCGAAGAGTCTAAGAAATTGTTAAGCAGGATTAACACGGGAAAGGTACTTTCACAAAAGACTAAAGATAAGATGAGTTCCTTTCAAAAAGGAAGAGCAAAATCTAAAGAGCATAGGAAGAAAATAAGTGATGGCTTAGTTGGAGAAAATCATCCTATGTTTAAAAGAACTCATAGCACCGAAACAAGGGCTAAAATGAGCAAATCTCAATCTGGAAGTAACAATCACTTTTTCGGAAAGTTTAATAGTAATCCAAAATCAAAAAATTGTAAAATACTGGGGATTGTTTATGTATCTGTTACAGATGCCGCTAGGCAACTAAGCATCCCAGTTAGCACTGTGAAGTGTAGAGTGTTATCAAACAGTGATAAATTTAAAGAATGGTCATATTGTGAGTAGAAATTTAATATACATTGTGGCATTAGATGATAGCGGTACAAAAGTTACTAATAGTGACTATTCAAAGTATTCCATCTCTTCTTGGACATATTATTGCAATAAAAATGGTATTGATTTACTTGTTTTGACCAACGACAATTTAGAGCAATTCAAAAGAGAGCATAACATTTCAACCAAGTTCCCTCCAATATGGTTCAAAGAGTATATATATAAATTTGCGGCAGGTTATGACAAGATAGGAATTGTTGATTCTGATACGATCATAAGTCCAGATGCGCCGAACATATTTGATTTGTTTACCGAGGAGGATTTTTGTGGGGTTCAAGACCTGTGTGACCTAAACTGGTTGTTGTCCAGCATAAAAGGAAGACAGCACTTCTTCCCAGATACCAAACTTGACCTTATGCAGTATTTCAATGCTGGGGTGTTGTTTTTTGGAAGCAAGCACTTGAAAGTGTTTGAAGACCTGCTCAGTCTGTACCTGAACAATCAGGCAGACATAGACTCGATAAAAGGAGGAGGGAAGGAGCAAACGTTACTTAACTTCATCGTACAGAGAAACGGAGTAAAGGTTAGACTCCTCGATGCAAGTTGGAATCTACTGTCAATACACCGAAAAAACATGTTCACCCATAACTGGCAGTTGAACATAGACCCAACACCTTATTTTATGAAGTATGCCTACATCTGGCACTTCACCGGGTTTCCAATAGAAGACAGGACGAGGTTGATGAGACAAACTTGGGAGTTAGTGAGTAAGGTTTAGATATTTATAGGCAAAGTAAGCCTACCATGAAATATCTGATGTATGTGCTATTTTTATTACTGCCTACCACCCTTCAATCCCAGAGCAGAGATACCGACATAAAATCTATATATACTGGAATTTATGTCAGTACGGGAGACGGCAACTTTGGATTCGTGCAGTTTGAGAACGACATTGGCTTGGCTATTCTTAGGTGTGAGTATTTAACGGACTTTAGAAGGGATAACAGACTGTATATGAAGATGGAATTTCAGGTGTATCACACCGATAATTTTAGATACTTTGTAGCACTTCCACCATTCCATTGGGTTCAAAAAGAAAGAGCGTATAACACGCCTATAAATTTTGAGGTGATGTTTAAAAATAAACTAGTATTAAACCTTGATTTGTACAGGGACAACGTTAATGTCTCGGCACAATTCAGATACAAATTTTGACGATGGAAAATTACTATTTTTTCTGGAAGGCATTCAGTCCATTTTCTAAAAGGAGATGTGATTGAAAGTAGCAGTAGTAGGGGCTGGCATATTTGGGTGCATGGCTGCGATAAAATTATCAGGAGCAGGGTACAAAGTTACGCTGTTTGAAAAGAATCATTCTGTGCTTTCCTGCGCCTCTGGAATAAACCAGTACAGGCTGCACAGGGGATACCACTATCCTAGATCAAAAGAAACAGTAGAGTATGTTAAACAAAGTTCAATCCTTTTTGAAGAGGAGTTTCCATCAGCAATTTGCAGAGATGGTTTTGATAGGTATTATGCAGTATCCAGTAAAGGGTCACTGATTACACCAGATCAATACTTAACCTTTTTAGAAAGCAACAGCCTTGAGTATGAGAAGGTGGACAAACTTCCCCTCCTTGTAGACGGAAGTACGTCTTTGATCGTAAAGGTCTCAGAGAACGGATTTGACCCTATTCAACTGTATATGTCAGTGGTCAGTAAATTGGCCAAATCTAAAGTGCTTCTAAGGACAAACCGGGTATTCACTTTATCGGACAAAAAAGAGTTCGATATTGTGGTAAACGCTACCTACTCTGACTTGAACATGCTTTTAGAAGACAAGGACAGACTGGATTACCAGTACGAACTTTGTGAGAAGCCAGTAGTCCAACTCCCAGCAGCATTCAGCAATAAAAGCGTGGTGGTTATAGACGGGGAGTATTGCTGTGTTGATCCAATAGGAGAATCCCCGACCTATCAAGTAATAGGACATGTGAGAGAGGCTATACATGACAGACATATAGGACTGACGTACATAGTCCCTGATGAATACAAGAGTGTTATAAACAGAGGAAGAACCTATTCAAACCTTAGCAGGTTCGATAGGATGTGGAAAGGTTTTACAGAATATTTTAACGCGGACAGCGTAGCGTACAAAGGTTCGATGTACACTGTAAGGACTGTACTACCAAAACACGAACACGACGATGCCAGACCAAGCAATATCATAAAGCACAATGACAACATGTACTCGATATTCAGTGGAAAGATTGGGACGTGTGTTGACATAGCGAACAACCTAGTGAACCAGATATGAACATAGTATTTTTAATCAACATACACAACCCGGCAAAGCCTAACCGTACCAACGGGTATGATTTGAGCATAAAGTCTTGGACGTTGTGGGCAAACAAAAACGGCTGTGAAGTGTTTACATTGACAGAACCAGTCGTGGACTTGAGCCTGATGTCTCCGATCATAATGAGGCATTATGTGTTCGACCTACTTGACAACTCTGGAATAGAATACGACCAAATTTGTATGGTTGATGCAGACACAATTGTTCATCCAGACTGCCCAAACTTCTTCGAGTTAACAGAAGGAAAATTCTGTGCTGTACACAACGATGGAGACTATGACTGGGTGATACGCTCCCTTGAGAATTACCAAGTAGAGTTTAAGAATAGAAAGATAACACCAGAGATGGTTTGGTCGTATTTCAACACCGGGTTCATGGTAACTAATAAAAACTACAAGTTCCTGCATGAGCGGGTTCTTGAGTTCTACTGGGAGAACAGAGAGACCATACAAAGGTTACAGAGAGATTACGGAGTTGGAACTGACCAACCTATTTTGAATATGATAGTCAACAATTCTAATGACGTAGAGGTAAAATTGTTACACTATAAATATAATATGCAGGATTTATCAAGAAAAAATGTACTTGATGATAGGTTATTATTTACACAGATTCCGGGCGTGTACCATTTTAATGCAGTGGTAGGGGGAGAAAATGAAGTTGCTATGTGGTTACAGAAGACCTACAATTATTTATGGAGATAAGTAACGAATGAACGAAAAGAAGCACAATATATTCTACAAAACAACCAAGAAGTCCTCGGATACTTACTTAGAGACAAAAATGGAAAGAAGTTTCGACTTCACATCTTATCAGACCTAAGATTGAAATGAAAATCATAAGCAAGTACAAGGACTATTATGACTACCTGCAAGGTATTTGGGGCATGGATGAAAAGTTAGTGCTAGACAGAACCGTGTCCAGCCCTACTCCTAATTACCTGTCATACTTAGGTATGCCTTATGTATCACTAGCGAGGTTCTATATCTGTGGGAACGTTGTAGAGGGGGTGTATTACCAAGAAAGGGTTAATGCTCTGGGGGTATTTTTGTTCGGGGATGAGATAGAACAAAGACTGCGGGTACGGATTGATGTAACAAAACCAAGGACATCTTTTCAAAAAGACCCTCGATACTACTACATTATGGACAAGGAGTCTAAGTGGTGGAACTACTCGATGAAGGTTCTTAAACACCCAACTAAATTCCTTGAACTAGATCACGAGCCAACGGGAGGCTACCAGCAGATAAAAAAGATTGAGTGTCCAAATGATTTACTCAATTGCCCGATACTTATTGAGCAAAATCCTCACCCCAAGGAGTATGATGCCAGTAAATGCTCTAAATTTCCCATAATGGCAGACTATGGTTTACACAAGGTTTACCCTGCACAGGACATTTGGATCATGCTCGGAGAATGGCTAGGGAGGGAGAAGATAATACCAAACAATCAAACAAACGGTGAAAAGGTTGTATCAAACGGATTTGACCTTAAAACATCTTTCAGAAACCCAATAAAATGACGAGGAATGAAAATTGTCAACAAGAGTATTAAATTGGCAGAGACAGCCTAAAGACAGCAGAGACCTTAGAAGCGTAAGGCACTTATCTGCACCAGTAAGTTTACCATCTAATTTTGAACTGGACAAGCAGATACCTATCTACGACCAGTTGAATATTGGATCATGTACTGCAAACAGTGCTTGTGCATGTTTCAGGTTCGAGACAGCACAGGTTCAAGGGGACTTTAGGTTCGAGCCTTCAAGGTTGTTTCAATACTACAACGCAAGGTTATTGCAGGGGTGGGAAAATGAAGATAGTGGAGCGTATATAAGGGACGCTTTCAAGGCGATGAACAAATATGGTCTGGCACTAGAAAAGACGTGGCCATACAAACCATCTGATTTTGCGGTTAAGCCATCATCAGTTGCTTACACGGAAGGGCTTGAAAATGCTACTGTAAAGTATGCAGCAGTAAATCAGAACGAGAGTGAAATAAAACAAACCCTAATATCCGGCGCAGCAGTGAGTTTTGGCTTTAATGTATATGACTCCTTCTTCGGATCATGGGATAGTTCAACAGGCGTAATGCCAATCCCTAAAAAGACAGAGGGTTTACAAGGCGGACATGCTGTAACAATTGTAGGATATGACGACAGCAAGAAGTGTTTCCTGATCCAGAACTCATGGGGTACTGATTGGGGATTGAACGGAAAGTTCTGGATGCCCTACTCGTTCCTTCTTAATGCAAACGAGTGCGATGATTTTTGGTGTATCCAAGAGGTTGAGATTGGAGGTGGAGTTACACCAGTTCCTCCTACACCTTCAACAGTAGACTGGGATACAGCAGCGAGAGTTCTGTTCAAGACAAGTCGTGAGTTGTATGCTGTTAAGAAGCCTACAATACTGAGACTGGGACAGGCACTTGGACTCCCAGTAGACGAAAGCAGGAATTTTTCATTTAACTATAATCTCGTAAAAACCAAACTTGGACTGTGATAGAATTAGGAAAAACGATAGATGAGTTACTTTTGGAGGTGAAGGAAGATAAGACTGATAACATGTCCACTACTTCCTTCCTCTTCAAGAGGAATCTCTGGGACTTCTTTAAAGGGTTCTCAGATAAAAACTGTGTAGAGTTCGGCACACACAAAGGTCAGACCACTCGGATACTGGCTAACCTCTTTAACGAGGTATATACATTCAATTTACCCAACCACTTCAATGAGGCGAAGCACTTAAACGCTGATCTCGATAATATTACCTATGTAGGTCTCGACCTGTATCAGAGTGATATAGACGTGACTTGTAAGCACAAGCCTGTGTCTGTGTTCTTCATTGATGCTGTGCATACCTTTGACGCAGTTATGTCAGACGTTACCCGTTCGCTAAACTTTGAACTGGAAGAGGGTGACATTTACTTTGTGTTCGATGACGTAGGTTTGATACCAGACGTTAGGTTTGCTGTGTTACAGTTGATTAGAGTAAAGAGACTTGAGTACGTCACGGGCATAGGTCACGAGAAAGGACACACGTTCGGTGGTACTCCTCCAAGGGTACTTCAAG